TCGAGTGTACCACCGGACAAAATCAAGCCGAATGATTTTCCTCAAGGACTTTTCATCTTAAAACAAGATGAAGAAGCGAACATTAAAAAGATTTCAGGTCTTAATCCTGACATTTTAGGTCAGGGAGACAAAAGAACTGATTCAGGAATTGCTATTTTGCGAAGACAAAAGGCAGGGGCAACCATCTCTGAACCAGTTTACGATAATTTCAGGGTCTCTCAAAGGATATTCGGAGAAACATTAATTGAAATGATTAGACATTCTAACGTCTATTCACCTGCCGAAGTTGCTCAGATAATGCAGGAAGAAAAACAAAAGGTTGATATCGGACAACTTTATCAAGCAATGAAATCATGGGCGGTTGGTCATTACGGTTACAACATCGAGCAGATGCCGAATCTTCCCACAATACGAATGGCTAATTTAGAAGTGCTGATGAATATGGCAAATGCTGGATTACCGATTCCTTTGGATATAATTATTGAGAATTCGGATATTCCGAATAAAGAAGAAATCGTTCAACGAATAAGAGAAGAGGCTCAACGGGTTGCTCAAGAAGAACAAAGGCAACCACAAGCCAAAGGAAAAGCAAGCCCACCTAAAACTCAATCAATGATAGGAAGGGCAGTGTAAAAAAAATTACTAACGTAGAGTTAGGTTTCCCCTACCATAGGGTTTATGGGAATTCTCTAAACTCCAAGAGTAAGAAAGGAGGAATAACATGCCAGACAAGGAAGTGATTCAGGAAGAAAAAGTCTATACCAAAATCGAACACGAGGGTATCTTGAAAGATTTGCAAGGCGAAAGAGAAAAACGTCAGCAAGCTCAATTTGAAAGTGAATCAGGCAAAAGAGATATTGAAACTCTTAGACAAACTGTCAAAGATTTAGAATCAAAGATAAATCAAAAGGCAGAGCCTATCGCTGATAATTTGAAGTTTGAGGGCGAAGCTGAAGATTTTGTGAAAGTAAAAGATGTCAAAGCAGGTTTCAAGAGTTTTGAGAAAGAAGCAATGAATATCTTTAAAAAAGCACAGGAAGTAGCCAAAGAAGTAGATAAGCAAGAAAGAGATATGGAGAAATTTCATGCCTCTTGCGGTCAAGCAATCCAAAAATACAGTCGTTTAAAAGATGTTGGTTTAGATTTTGACACCGTTTATAAGGCAGCAATCAGATTAGTTGGAAGGAATAAATACGAGGAACAAGCTCTCATCCATTCAACTAATCCGGGCGAAGCAATTTATAAAAAAGGTTGTGAAGATCCTGATATAAAAGCAAAACTTGATTTAGAAGAAAATCAAGAACTCCTTAAAGACATGGAATCTCGCAAGGTAGACAAGACGAGCTTAACGGGTGGTACGAAGATAAAGAGTGATGAATTCTTTACACCACAAGAAGTCAGGGATATGACTCCGTTAGAAGCTTCAATAGTTCTCCCCAAGATCGAGAAATCTATGAAACATTGGGAAGAGCTTAGAAAAGGAAATAAATAAGAAAGGAGTTAGAGAAAAATGCCGCAAGCAAATATGAGTTTTGGAAATGAAGAGATAAGAGATGCTGTCCCAATAATATTCGCTGCTAAGGTTTTAAAGGAAATCGATGACAAATTGGTTTTCGGAAAAATCGCAACAAAAGAATATGAAGGCGAAATAAGTAATGTTGGCGATAGAGTTGTAATCAGAGGACTCGGAGAAGTTACTATCAGAAAGTATGATCCTAAAACATCATTAGCTGCCAGTACAGACCCTGTTCAGTATGAAACCCCTCAAGATTCAGCTATATTCCTGGATGTTGACCAGGCTTATTACTACGGTATAAGCATAGGCGACATCAAGAAAAAGCAATCTGACCTTAACCACATGACGAACTATGCTCAAAAAGCTGGTTTCGGATTGGATGCGAAGGTTGATAGTTATATAGCTAGTCTCTACAACATGGGTGCTATGGGAGATACACCTTACGTACTAAATACTGGTCTTGATAGTGCAAAGATTACTAGTACTATTGGTGAATTATGGGATGCTTTACAACTGGTTAATGTTGATAGGAAATTTATAGTCCTCCCATCTTGGGCTATTTTAAGACTATTATATGCTGGAATCGTTCTTGCTGAAGATTTAAAGGGTGAATTAAAGAACGGTTTTATAGGACGAGTGCTGAATTTTGACATGTATCAGTCTAACAGATGTGCTGCACCTGACGCAACAAAATGGCACAATGCCATTATGGCTGGAAGTTACGATGCAATAGCGTTCGTACAGCAAATAATAGAAACTGAAACTCTTAGATTGTCAAGCGATTTTGTTACTGCTACCAGAGGTTTGCACGTTTGGGGATCAAGGGTTATTAAACCGAAGGAACTTTATTGGGCTGACATGACTGGAAAAGCAGAAACTCAAGTGTAATGTATAGGGGGCTTTTTGCCCCCTTCAAAATTTTAATGAAAGGAGAAAAAATAATGTATATAGATGTGCCTACCAATACTGATTTAGTATTGGATGATGAGAAAGAAATAACGGTTGTTGCTGCTGCTGCTCTTAAAACTTTTACTGACGATGTTTTAGTTTTTACTGCTGTAGCTGGTGTATATACAATAGCCAGTTCTGGTATTGGTACTATGTTTGATGATGTGGGCGACCAAATAATCGTCAGGGGTTCAATCGATGCTGGAGTGGCAAATAACGATGGTGTGTATACCGTAAAATCGACTAGTGCAAATGCTATTGTTGTAAATGAACCAGTTGTTAATGCAACAAGTGATGCTGCTGCTCAAGTAGATGAGTTTGATACGTTCATACTTCATCCAACCAAGAGAACTGGACAGATTTGTGCTTATATAAAAGCTATTGGTACCCCTGCCAGCTTTGAAGTCAGTTTTGTACCTGGTGGATATTGGGCTTCTAAAATCGAAAAAGGTTTACCTGTAATGCAAGGAGCTGGAATATTAAATAAACAGTATCTAATTCAAGTAGAAACTGCACCATATTTGCAGACAGAAGAAGAAGTTTTAACTGGAACAGTAGATAAAAAGGGAACTCTCTTAATGAGAGTATTCCCTAAAGCAAGTGAAGCATTGACTGTTTTAGTAAGTGTAGGTTTAGTTCAACTAGCGTAAACAAAATGAAGGGATGGAAGGTTTTTACTTTTCTTTTAGTACCCCCTTTAGAGAGGTAAAAGCTGACTATCCCTTTTAGAAAGGAGCTTGGTATGAGGTTTTACTCAGAAACAAAGGAATTATCCGTCTTTAATAGAAGAAAAAAAATAGCAAATTTTACAAACGGAGAATTTGATACCGAGAACGAAGATGTAATCAGAAAATTAAAACCACACTTTAAGTATGAAAGTCCTAAAGTTATATCTGGTTTAGCAAGTTTTTTAATATTGAAGGAAAAAGCAATCAAAAAAGGGGTTTATAAAAAAGGAATGAAAAAGAAAGAGATTGAAAAAGCTCTCGAAGAAATGAAATAAATTTAAGAGAGGTGAATAAAATGAAAAATCAAGTAAGATATTTGAAAGTTTTATCTGGAAAATATGCCGTACTTGACCAAATAGTTGGAACTCCTACTGCTCCATTAGCATTCAATCATGACCAAAAAGGATTATCTATGTACTTTACCTGTGCATCTCAAAATGGAAGTGTAAGTTTTGAACCTGTATTGTTTAGTACAGTAATGACGGGTGCTGGACAAGTTGGTGGACGTGTAAGGGTCACTATGGAAACAAACGTCACACTTGGTCAATGGGCTAATGCCTTCAAGGCTTTAATTGACTTTAAGACTACTGGTAGTGTAGCAGGTCTTGGCTCTGCAATCTGTGCTGAAATGGTAATGGGTGGAGCTACGATGCCTGCTGCTGGAAATTATGCACCCTTAGAACTTGAATTAGTCACTCCTGTTGGTTGGACTGGTGTTCAAGTAGCAAGTTTCGCCCACATGCAAGTTTCAGGAAATTCGACTGCTATGACTAAATTTGAAGACACTGGATACTTAATGAGTATTGTAGGTCTTGGTGCTGGTGCAAGTAAAATTTTCCATACTCTTACAGCAACTCCAGCGGCAACACACGGATTAAAAATTCTAATTGCTGGTGTAGCTTATGACATATTTTTGGCGGTAACTGGTAATTAAACTAAATACTTTGCGGGGTGAAATTCCCCGCAATCCTATGAAAGGGGGATATTAT